ATTCTTTTCATCATTAATTTATACATTCTTGTAAAATTTCTATCGGCTTGAACATTAGGTTCAAGGTAAGCACCATAATTCCTTCCCTGAAAATTCATCCAAATTTCAAAGTGATCATCTATATCTCCTTGTAAATCTTTAAAAAAAGAACTGTCTTCTCCAGCTGTTTTTTTTACATGGCTCATAACTCTAGCGTATGAGTTTTCAAAGGTGTCTATAAAATCATCGACCACCGGTTGCAGTTGAGGGGTTGCGGTATTTCCTATTTTTACTACACCTGTGTTGTTAGCTGGGTTTCTGGCAACCATTTCTAATAAAGTTCTTGCTGAGACTGGCACATTTTCGTCTTTTGCTAATTTTAAATAGCCACCAGTTAAATTACCATCTTTGTCAAATTTAGCGATGTTGGTATCAAACAACTCATCACGAGTAATGTCTAATTTAATATTACCTACTTTTTGTTGTGAAGGTTTTTTAAAATAACTTGCCCACGCATCAGCTGAGGCAACATAACCTTTTTTTCTACCCATGCCTGGAAAGGTTGCAATGTAATCAAACAGAGCCGAGCCATGTACACTTTCATCCGCTTGTTCGCTTAAATTTTGTCCTGCTAGGGTTAAAGGGTTTTCCAGCATCCGCTCCGGGGCTACCCGCTGGATATATGCCATGTTGCAACCATTCATCATAACTAACTGTTCTTGACATTTTAAAATTCCATTCTGTATGTAGACATTATTCTATCTTCTGAGTATCGTAAACTATAACCACCTGAGTTTAATCCTAACTCGTAGCCGTTGTCATTTAACTGTAGTTTTAGTTTCGGAGTATCCTTTAACATTGCGAAGAGGGTGGCTACTGCGATCCCAGAAACGACTAACTCCTTTTCGTGGCGTTGATACCACTTTTGCTTTCTTGTCTGGCCCCACTCTAGGGTTTGACAAGACGTTGTTCCTCTTCCGTTTCCTGTTCCAACGACTCCGGGGTAGGAGCAAGCAATGTCGCCAAACGCTTTCGCTCTTCCTGACGTTCCTTGTAGGTGGTACTCAGATACGACAACTGGTTTTCCAAACCTGAGAGCGTTCTCAATTTGTTGCCGGAACTGTTGCTCATTAAGATCAAATCCTGTTTGAAGGTATATTATATCTGCATCTTTAATGTACTCAGCCTTAACCCCCGGCGTAAGATGCACTCCTATTGGTCTATCTGTTTTCTTCCTGAGTTCCGCTATCAGCGTAGATACATCTGAAGGGCTATAATATTCGTCACACTCAAGACAGACCACATAATGACTAACAACGTCATCAACCGCAGAAACAACTTGATTTTGGTAATCAATCTGATTATCTAAACCTCTTCTATATACATCTGAACTATCATCGCTTATTAACCATACTACCGGAGCAATACCATTAGAACGCAAGATGCTAATACGATTGCGCCAACTATCTCTATGAACCCCATCAACTCTCCCAAAGTCGTTTGCTGTGCTTCTAGCCATGATATCAGCGTGTGTATCCCCGCCGATCATACTTATAACACGATTTCTCCAATTATCATCTAAGTCGTTTGACAGCCAAGACAGGGTAGAGTATGGAGATATAAACCTTCCCTTTGGCTCTCCTATCAGAAATGTAGATTTAAAGTCTGCGCTAGAGTTTTGTCCAAGACCCGCCAATATAAGCATAGATGCCAGCGCCACTGCCCGGATTCCAATCTGAACCATCCGCATATCTTATATCACCATTTCTCGGTTTGTCTGGTTCTTCATGTAATTCCTCTAGCCTGAGATTAGACACGTTGTAAACAATGTCACCCAACTTTTTAAGTTCCCTAATTAAAAACTCTCCAAGGTATTCAGGGTTTTCGGGGATTGATCCCGGCTGATAGAATGTGACACTCTTTACTTTCCTATCCGTATAAGTGTTATACCCCATCAGTAAGCCCTGCTACCCCTACGCCCTGAGTTTTGCACATCAAACTCAAGACCTTCCAATCTCCATCCCGCATTATTATCTGACTCAATCTTTACACCGTACAATTTGCCTGATGCTCTGCATGATATTTTAGAATGAGTATCTGGGTTAAAGGACATTGGCCCCTCCCAAGTAACAGCCTCTTCGGTAGACATCTGAGTTCCAATATAGAAGTCTACTGTCTCGTTATTATCTATTGTCATCTTGGGCCATATAGCCTTAATGTGCTTAACGGTGGAATGATCTGGATTATTTTGTTCATCCATTGAATAACCAACACGCTCAATGTAAGACTGCATATTAGTTCCATCAGCCTGAAAACCTACTCTATCCCTGTATACCTTGGTGTTTGTGGGGGAGGCAAATACAAGCACGTTTTCTACCGTGTTCCAGTTAGATGCCCAAGACCCAGCGGTAGTTGACCAAGTGGTAGTTGCCGCCGCCCAAGTAGTAAGAGCGGTTTCATCCTGAATAGTGCCGTAAGCAATGTGACCAAGATTGGGAATATCTCTAATAGAAAAAGCGTTGCTTACCCAATTCCACACAAGGGCTTTATCGCACTGCGTAGATAAACTGTCGGCAGAGGGGAAACAAGCCAGCACTTCTGATCTGTTATAATCCGTAACGCAAAAAGATTTCTTATAATTATCTCCATCAATGTATGAGAAGATATAGTCTCTCATTTTATGTGGTAGAATACTCTTAATCCTCTGGCCGTCATTGATATAGATATCACCGTTGCCAAAGATAAAGTGTCCACCGTCAAACTCTGTGACACAGTTCTTAGCCAAGGCTCCCACAGTTGGGGATAGTTGGCGGAACGCAAAGATAAAAGGAGTTCCTACATACGTCATAGCGTAGATAGAATCTTCCTTGTAGATCATAAAGGTATCTTGCAGGGGAAGGCCGTCAAGGATAGCCCCTTTGGTATCTTCCAAAGAGTATTCACCCGCATCAACCGTGGCGCTTGTTTCATCCCATGAGGTTGGAACGGCATTAACAGCGGCCTCTGTTGACCACTTAACCACCCTTGAGTTTGGTACAGATGATTTGGTTATGTTAAGAGCGATCAGGAATGAGCGGAATGATCTTAGCGATTTACACTCTGTATTTGCAGGCCAGTTAGACAGGTCTTGCATCTTGTTAGATACAGACGGCACACCGGAGGTAAGGGGCCATTCTTGTGGATCATCTACAAAGTTGGTCATTACAAGCACACCACCAATTACAGTGTGCGTCCAGTTCTCTGCCGCTGTAGCAGAATAGTCTCCGCTAGTTCTGGTAATGTCTGTCCAAGTGGTTCCGTTATGGACGTATATCTTTGTTAGCCCTGCTACTACCCAATACTCTGCTGTACCCGCTTTTAACTGTGTAATGTAGTAAGGGGCTATAGGACAGGTTTCAATAACCGACGAGTATCCCGGCGATTTAATAATCGCTCCATGTTCTACTCGTATGTTATTTCCATCTGACCAAGCATTAGGGGGTAATTGGAAGGGCGCAATATCCTTTACAATACCTACTTGACCTAGATTGTCAACAGGTATAATTGCCATTAAAGATACCTAACGTGATAAGGATCAGCCTCTGCGTCAGGCGCTTCCGGCCAACCCCAATAGGTCTTATCCACAGTCCGTGTGACTGTCTCAGTCTCCGGCCCAATCGTTTCAACACCTTTATCGTCGTAGGTAGAGACTTTGCGCTCCTCCTGTACCTCATGGTTCTGGAAGTTCTTTATCGCGTCCAGAGAAGCAAACGCCTCTACACCTGATTCCAGGCTGTTACCGTGGGTGCGCACTTCACTGCGGTAGGTTGTCCATGCCTCTGGCACAGCCGTACCGTCTGCCGCTCTGATTACCATCCAGTCTGAGGATGAGAGCAACGAGCCGACATGGGCTTTGATCTTTGCGATCAGGTCTGCTTTAAGATCATCGACATTTTTGTCAGTGGTTGCGTATGTCAACTCGTAATAATCCGCGCCTCCTGCGTAAGTACCATCCGGTTTGCGGCGATCCTTTTTAGTGAAGGTTTCTGCGCCTGTGTTTACATACCGCATATCTGGCGTAACCATTTCCAAGGAATAAACGCCGATTGCTTCTAACTCTTCTTTCGACCATGCTCTGAAAATGTTAGCAGGGTGTTGTACGCCATCAACGGTCAAAGCGCGAGGCGTTCTTATTGTTCCAAATGTTTCGCTATACCACATTGTTTACCTCGCGTTAGATGTCTTGAATGGGAACCC